AGCAAATGCAGGTACTTAACGGCTACAGAGAAACTCTTGGTTCAGCGGGTAGACTGCTCGCTGCATTAGTGGATGTTTCTGAAATCAACTAAGGAGCAGGATATGTCCACGACACCAACTACACCGAGTCCGCCGCTTGATCCTTTTAAGGGTATGTTAGGAGAATCCGCCACAAACATTAAGGCCCACGAATGGCTGAAGATCGCTATTCTAGGGAAGCCCAAGACTGGGAAGAGTACCTTAATGTCTACAGCACCCAAGCCTATTAGGGTGTATGACTTTGATAATAGGGCAGAAAGTCTTGCAGGAAAAGAAGGACTCTTTATTCTGAGTCGTCCTTCGATGCTAGATGTAGAGCAAGACCTTAGCATTATGAAGGCTAACAAGATTAAGAAGCTCCCTCTCCCCGCGACCGTAGCGTTTGATTCAATAACCTTTATGAACCGCGCTATGGAAGAGGAGATTTTCAGGCAAGACCCTAAGTTGTATCGCACTATTAGGGTAGGCAACAGCACAGGAATGAAAATTCGTATTTCGTGGGATGTGATAAATGGAATACAAAGATACATCGAATACCTTATTGCGGAGTTTTCTGGCTTGGGCGTCAACATTATCTTTGTATTCCACGAAAAGGACGAAAAGGATAAAGCTGAATCAACTACTACCGAGACTAAATATACGGGCCTTGTCACAGTTGATCCGCAATATCTTGCCAACAGCCTCAGCTTATTTAATGAGATCTATAGAATAACAGTAGACGGCTCCAAGAAGTACACCGTCACATGCCGTCCAAACTACGACGTAATAGCCAGCACTACAATGATGCTGGATGCTACAGAGCCACCGGATATCATGGCGATGATTGCAAAGCACGAACAGCGTCGTGCTGCACAGAAAGTTTAACCTAACTCACACTACAAAGGAGCAGTATATCATGGCATTTCAAATGAATTTCAGCAAAGAAGAACTTTCCGGCGCACCTCCAGTACCAGCCGGATGGTATACAGTGCAGTTCAAACAGTTTAAACCACGTGCTAGTAAAGCTGGAGATTCAGCCTCGCTGAACGCGGAGCTTGCTATCGTCGCGCCGACAGAGTACGAGAACCGTCGCGTATTCGTGGGCATGAACACCAAGATGGCTTTCATGTGGCCGGACTTCGTTCACGCTGCGGGCCTTCCTATGGAAGAAGTCCAAGATGAGAATGCGGGGACAGAGAAAGCTAACTACACGCTTCCAGGAGTCTTCGAGAACTCCGATACGGCGCCGGATAAGCCTGAGACGTGGAAGTACCTAGGCCCACTCACCAATAAGACGATGGAAGTTGAACTGTGTGAGACGGAGTATCAGGGCAAAAAGCGCAATGAAGTGCGGCAGTTTAAGTGTGCCGTCGCGGGTTGCACTGACAAGCACTCCACAAATCTGATTAAAAACTAGCAAAGACTAGGAGGCGCATGTGCGCTGGCAGTGTCAGTTTGTAAACTCTGATGATAGCCGATGCAAGAATGAAGCCTTGCATCGGCTTCACTTTGCTTCTGAGCATCTTTTTGATTTCACGGATTGCTGTGAAGAGCATCTCGAAGAGTACAAGTTTTTCTGCTGGACGGAAGACTTACATGATAAGAATGGAGAAATTATTACGCAATGAGCGAAGGATGGATTGCAGTAGATTTGGATGGTACTCTCGCCAAGTATACGGAGTATCATGGCCCTACAGTCATAGGAGAACCAATTCCTCTGATGGTAGCTAGAGTGAAGAAATGGCTCACTCTCTCACAAGAAGTACGTATTTTTACCGCTCGCGTAGCGGATCAAACCACGCGCAGCGCCGTTACAGTGGCGATTCAAAACTGGTGCATTTTGCACATAGGGCAGATTCTCCCTATCACTAACAAAAAAGATCACCATATGATTGAGTTGTGGGATGATAGGTGCGTACAGGTTGAGCCAAATACTGGCAGACGTGTGGATGGTAAAGGCTAGAGATGCCCTTCATAGCAAATCGCGGTGAGCCAGCCTCTAAGATATGGATAATCCTAGAGCGTCCTTACGGCTCGGATATTCCTAAAGGCGTCCTCTTAAGCGGTGGAATGGGATCAGTGTATGCTAAAATGTTTAGAGAAGCTGGCCTTGAGCTTGATGATTGTTACGTGTGTTGTAG